TTTAGAAGATCACGTATTAAAATGGTATAAACACGGGCCACATATAGGACAGTTTTTAAGTACAGGATTAGCAAGCAAAATGTTATTTCAGTCGGGTATAGAATACGATTTTGTAATACGTACACGATTTGATACAATATTATGTCCGATAGACAAAAATAAATGGATGACTCTTTTTGTTACTGTTAGGGGCGAAACTCGAGCCGAACATGCTATTTTTGTTCCATGGTTAAACTTTAAATGCGGGCTACCTTATATAGGAGATTTAATAAGTGTAAGCACATTTAAGAGTTGGAAAAACTACGCAGGTAATTTTAATAATGAACTAAAGCAATTAGTCACAAAAGATAAACTAAAACTATCATGCTTAAATAGTGTGCCTGAACACATGACACATGTTACTTGGCCATTTTTAGGTATTAATAGTAAAACTCATTTTTACCCGATATTAGGGGCAATGCCAGTTGATTTCAGAGTCGGTCTGTGGCGTCCAAACGGTTATAATAAAACAGTGGAGGAAAGTCATTTTGAAGAAATAAAAAATCATTATGCAAATGACATGGTAGCAAGAGCTAAAGGAGAAATATGATTAGCGAGAAAAAAAGAAAAAAGCAAGAGCTTATCAGACAACTTAACGAAGGATTTTCCAAGGTTAAGGAGGCAAAAACCGCCGACGAATATTATAAGTGGCAAGATAAAGTCGACGATGTGGCATTTAAACTTAAAGAATTAGAATTTAGAGATTGGCACTAATGGGAACAAAAGTACATAAAGACGCTAGAGACGAAGGTACTCCGCAATGGCGTCATATGATAGAAAAAGAAAGAGTACTAGAAAAGAAACGTAAACATCGATACAGTGGCAAAAAAGTAGGTAAAAAATTACTTGATGGAACTTATATCGAAGTATCAACTCCTGATTGTGATTGGCATTATTGCTGGGTTAATCCAGAAATGAAGGAAGTACTCAACGAACTAGAAGAAAAACGCCTACGAGCATATAGAGCCAAAAAAGCATTGGCACTAACATAATGCAAACTGCATATCTTGATATAGAATACAATAAACAATCTATCTTGGACTTTTGTTTAAAGTATAAAGATAGTTGGTATAAAAAAGGCGGAGGCTGGGGAAGCCCTCATTTAGAATTACGCCCTAATATACGACCTGATATATTAGAAGACTTTGTATTAAATCCAGAAATAATTGGAATATATAAGCAACTTGATGAGCAGATACATGAAGGGCGTATATTTTTTAAATTTTTTGAACCGATGTTTACTTTTACTAGACACAAAGATAATCAACGTAATGTTGGTATTGTAATACCATTAACAACATTTCATGATCCATTGGAAATATTAGATAGTGAATTTAATGTAATCGAAAGTTGTGTTTATACAACTCCTATTGCTTTTAACGCCCAAGCAGTTCACCAAGTTCGTCCTATAAAAGAACAACGCTGGCAAATGCAAATATCAATACACAATGAACCTTACGAGCAATACATACAACGATGTCCAGTCGTTAAGTCAATATAATGACATAGCAATAGATTATCTAATAGATTGTCTAGATAATTCTAACATTGAATTAGGTGTTATTGAGTTATCTAGAAAAAAACTTGGTGATTTATTAACTCGTTCTGAAAATGAAATATTGGATTTTGCGAATGAATTATACAATGTTGATTGGGAATCAATAAATGCATATTTAGAACTTACAAAAGATAAAAAAATTAGTACTAGCGAATCATCTAAACTTAGAAACAATTCTTATTTAGATAATGGTATATGGTGGTGGCAAAAATTCTTTTGGTTAATGTATGAATTTAATACCGACAAATATATGCTTGATCCTGTGCAATGCATGCCTTGGAGTAAAACAGATGATTTGCCTAGATATAATGTTCATCCTGGCGGTACACGTAAATGGTCATTAATGGCATCTGATGCCATAGGTTGTAATGCTATTGTTTATAACCATAATGTATGGCCTATTGATTTAGAATATAAAAAGATTATTAAAACAAGAGAAGATGTTAAATCTTTATTTAAAACAGGTTGGTTAGATAGAGGAACTTTTTATGTATGCTTTCCATATGATAAAGAAAAAAGTATGCATCCGCATTTATTTCCAAATTTAGAACATAATTCTCCATGGTTTGAATACTATATCGAAGAATGGATGAAAAAACAAATTGATAAAATATGGAAGCATGGTAGAACTAGTATTGATAAAAAAGATTGCTTTATCATACATTATACAGAAACACCACTAGAAAAATTTTATATTAATGTATTTCAAGATAGAAGTGTTATATGGCTTAAAGAACAAATGCATTCAAAAGATTTTGTAAAAATAGGCAATTTAGACTTAATTAAAAAATTTGATAAATTTATTGCATATGGAATTAGATAGAATAAATTACTTAGAAAAATATTTTAAGTTAATCGAAAATACATCTACAAAAGTACGTATTGCACAAGTGCCTATAGAAGAATATTTTAAGTTTGCAGTAAAACATAATACAAGTTATACGTTGATGCAAGATAATTTAAATTATCTTGCAAATATAGAATGGGATGTAATTTGGGCTCATAAAGATATGGTTCAACAAATGAATCGAAAACTTGATTATGGCACTACAATGCATCGTATAGAACTTTTTTGGCAACAACCATTACGATTAAATGAATATTATGATAGATCAATTACTTGGTGGCAAAAGTTTTTTTGGCAAATAGATAATATAAAATTAAAAGGGCAACGATGTCCTATATTTGCTACACAACAAACAGGCGATGGATGGCTAATACACCCAGGAGATACACGACAATGGGTTGTATTACAAAGTCAAAAAAGTATTAACGTTTTTTATACATATTATAATTATGAGTTAGAACCCAATGGTAGTGTAGAAAGATTTTTAGAAATTACAAACGACAATTATATACATAATACAGAAACTTCGTATTTTATACTAGGAAAAAATTATGTTGACGTTATGGACGAAACACGTTATAATAGTGCAAAGGGAATTAAAAAGAAGTATGACCGTAAAGTCTTTAAACCTGGTGTACCTGAAGATTATTATTTCTTTTTTACAAATGAAAAGGTAGTTAATGATGCACCAAGTTTCTTTGAATTTTTCGACTTTATAGATTTAAGACACAAATTAGATGAACATAAAGATTTCATATGGGGAAACTTTTTGTTAACATTTAAAGAAGGTAAATGGAATATTGAATGGCATACGAAACTGAATTAAACAAAAACAAATATTTTAGTATAGCAGTAAATTGGCTATGCGAACATTTTGATTTTGAAGATATAGTCGAAACTGGCACATTTATGGGCACAGGTTCAACTACTGTATTTGCTCGTACAGGGATTAAGACCACAACTATCGAATGTAATAAACAACGAGCAGAACAAGCGACACAAAATTTAAGCAAATACCCAAACGTAACAGTTATTAATGGGTTAAGTATGGACAGGAAAGGATCAGTTGAGTTTATACTAACAGATGATCATGAATTTCCGTGGAGTGTACAACGTGATGTTCCAAGTAAAGATAATGAACGTGATTTTTATACTAGAGAAATTAATGTGGAATGTCCTACTGAAAATGTCTTACCAATGCTAATTAATAATGATAATAATCAATTAATATTTTTAGATAGTGCTGGAGGCATGGGTTTTTATGAATTTAAAGAAGGTTTAATGACATTGCAAGGAGATTATTTAAAACAAAAAACTGTCATATTTGATGACGTTAATCATATTAAACATTATAGATCCGTAAAATTGTTAGAAGACGCAGGCTATCACGTGAACTACGATTGGGATTTACGATTTGCATGGGCTAAATTATGAAAGTTATAATAGGAAACGATCACGCAGGTTATGAGATTAAGCAGTTAGTTAAAGATGCATTATATACATCTTTAATGAAAAAAGATGATACTACATCTTTTCATGATGTAGGTTGCGATTCACTTGATAGTGTACATTATCCTGAATATGGAAAAACGGTTGCTGATTGGGTAGCAAGTAACGATGCAGATTATGGTATACTTATATGTGGTACAGGTATTGGAATGAGCATGGTTGCTAATAAAGTAAAAGGTGTACGAGCCGCATTATGCCATGATGTATATACTGCAATGATGGCTAGACAACATAATGATGCAAATGTATTATGTATGGGTGCAAGAGTATTAACACCATATCAAGCAATTAATATTGCAAGAACATTTTTTGAAACGGACTTTTTAGGTGGTAGGCACGGAGACCGAGTCAAAATGATAGATTAAAAATAATATGAAATATAGATATAACGAAGGAGAAATTCTTAAAGAATTAACAGATTATGTAAACAAAACATACGGCGAACATTATGCAACAGAAGGATTTCAAATACAAGATGTATTTGAACATCTTAATATTGCAGAGCCTTTTTGCAGAGCAAATGCAATAAAGTATCTTTATCGTTTTGGAGATAAAGAAGGCAAGAACAAAAAAGACTTGCTAAAAGCATTACATTATACTATACTATTGTATCACTTTAGCGGAATGGATGAATGAATATATTTAAACTAGATAGAAATGCTAAGAAGGCGGCTGAGTATCATTGCGATAAACATGTTGTTAAAATGCTTATCGAATACGCTCAGTTGATGTCTACTGCTCATAGAGTATTAGATGGTAAAGAGTGGTATGATAAAACTGCAAATAATAGAAAAATTAAACGATGGTTGCATCCCAGTTTAGACAATCAATTATATTTGGCATCACATGTTAATCATCCTAGTGGTATTTGGACAAGGCAAAGTACAGATCATTATAACTGGTTATACGATCTATGGGAAAATTTGCATGACGAATATACTAAACGATACAACAAAATACATTTAACATTTAAGAAATTATCTAATATACTTGAACAAACGCCTGCTAATATGCCTGTTGCTGGTTGGACAGATCCTCCGCCGGCAATGCCAGATCATTGTAAGAAACCCGACATTGTAGATTCATACAGGACATATTACAAGGTAGAAAAGGCTACATTTGCAAAGTGGAAAACACAAACTCCCTATTGGTGGTAATGTGATTATAATTGGCGATAGTTTTTGTTATACAAGAGATAAAGATTGGGCATGGCCTAATTTATTAAATGCAACTCAAATACATTCCTACCCTGGAGCATGTGAATATAGACTTTGGCAACAAGCAAAAAAGTTTACATTATATGGAGATGTGCCTCTAATATTTGTACATACAAGTCCATATAGAATACACACAACAAACAATACATTTCATAACGATAAAATATATAGTAATTCAGATATTGTTATTACCGATGCATTAGATAAAAAAGACCATCCTGATCATTCTCATTTGGATTGGTATGTACGTTATTGTTTTGATCAAGAATATATGCTTAATATGCATAAGTTATTGTTAGAACAAATAATAAAAGAATATCCAAATGCATACCATATAAGTTGGTTTGACCAACCCCTCAAAGAAGTAATTAAAATTAACGTAAAAATCACTCCTAACCTTCCCTGTCATATGGACCAAGTAAATAATAAGAAAGCATATGAACAGGTAAAATGTATTCTGAAATAAGACATTTACATTTAGAATTAAGTTCAGGGTGTAATGCAAGATGCCCGGGATGTACACGGCATATATTAGATAACAAAGTTTCTTATCTTAATCCTTTAGTACCACATAATAATTTAACTGTAAAAGATATTGAAAATATCTTTTCTAGTACAAATATAGTAGAAAAAGTTCAGATTAGTTTATGTGGAGACATGGGAGATCCTTTATTTAATAAGGATATTGTAAACATAATTTATAAAATAATTGAATTAAGACCCTTTTCAAAAATATGCATAGATACAAATGCAGGTTTAGGTAAAGAAGAGGTATGGGTAGCACTTGCAAATATTAAACATAAAACAGTAGTAGGTAATAATATATTTGCAGGGAACCTAACTATAAACTTTTCAATAGATGGTTTAGAAGATACAAATCATTTATATAGACGTAATGTACAATGGGAAAAAGTAATGAAAAATGCACATACGTTTATAAGCAATGGAGGACATGCGGACTGGAAATATGTAGTATTTGATCATAATAAACATCAAATTGAAGAAGCAAGAGATCTTGCAATGAAATTAGGTTTTAAAACATTTTACACAAATTTTAATCTTACTGATGATTTTGATTTTCCTAATATAAAAATATCAGATGAAATGAATTTTAATAAAGTTATTGAAAAACATAATTATAAAGGATTTGTAGATGATCCAGAATGTAAAAATGAAAAAACAATATATGTAGGAGCAACCGGAGATGTGTTTCCTTGTTGTCATTTAGGGTCAGCTCCTTATGATAATAGGTTACAAACTAGACTAGAAGTAAAAGAGGTAATGCAGATAAGAAATATAAAATATAAAAGTTTTCATTCTATTGTAAATGAAACATTTTGGGAAAAATTAGATAAAAGAATTAAAACAAACCCAATTGAAACTTGTATACAACGATGCGGAAAGTTCACGAAGTAGATTGTGAAATAACTAGTTTTTGTAATTTAACTTGTGTATTGTGTGAACGATATCACAGAGTAGTTAAAAGCAAAGAAAAAATACCAATCAAACATTGGACAGTTGATGATATTAACTGGTTAGCAAAGGAAGGAATAGTTAATGAGGTATATTGGGCCCTTAGTGGTGGTGTCTCTGACCCTATGGGCAATCCTAATTTTATTAGCATTGTGGATGCTCTACTAAGCCACAATGCAAAAACTGTATATATTTCAACTAATGCTACATTAGGTACAGAAGAGACATGGCAAAATATTGCTATGCTAACAAATAAATTAGGCGGAACTAAAATACGTTTTGTAGTAGCAATAGATGGTAGCCATCAAGCCGTTAATGAAAAATATAGAATAGGTAGCGACTACAAAATAATTGAACGTAATTTAAATATTTTTAAACAGTACAAAGGAAGAGGTAGTTGGCAATTTATTCGTTTTGGACATAATATAGAAGATGTTATGTATACAAAAAAGAAAGCACAAGAATATGGTTTTCGTTTTTATATACATAATACTAGAAAAATAAACGATGTGTTAAAAGTAACAGAAGAAGTAAAGGAACATATTTCGCAAGACACATATAACGAGACACATAGCAAATTAAAGCAAGCAATAGCACCTAAACAAACTACTAAACAAACTAAACATATTGAAAAACAAATAAAAGAAAGATTAAATAATCCAAAAGGATTTGATTGTATGCATGTTAACGAACGAAAAACTATTGCTATTACATATAATTTTGAAATGTGGCCATGTTGTTATCATTATAGATTAAACAGAGAAGATGATATGAAAGAGTTTTTTAATAATTATTCAAACGATTGGAATAATATAAAAAAACATGGTGTAGCAAAAGTATTTGAACATCCGTATTTTACAGAACATATACCAGCAGTTTTACGTAAAGAAGAATATATACGGACATGTTTTCATAAGTGTGGTAAATAGGAATATGACAGAAGAAGAGAGAAGACCAATACCTCCAAAAGGACACATTAAAGAACGAGAACGTATTCTTAAAGAATTACGTAGAGTATATATTGAAGTAACCAATACAAAAAAGTTAAATGATTTAGACCATGCATATAAAAAAATAAAACAGTTACAACAAGGAGATGTGTTACCATGGATAGACATTCCAGTAGTCCCGAATTCGACTTCGCCCACAAAAAAGAAACTGAAGAAGACATAGAATTATTTGGATTAGATAATCCAATGAGATTTGATGACGGTGCAACAATGGCCCATTTGATGCATCAAGCGGGAATATTTTCTAGTGTTTCTCAAGCACGTAAAAACGGTTGGAACAAACCTGTACCCAACGGATTTAATATTTTTACAGTTGGAAAATTGAAAAAGAAAGTATACATTTTAAACACTCGGTAATTTAACATAAATTTAACATTCCATAGTTAAATACACATTGGCAGAAGGTTTAAACACTGGCGCTAATGAAAGGAGAAAAATGGATTTAGTTACGCTATATACAATAGTGGGCTTTTCACTCGCCGCATATTCTGTTATCGCAAACGATTCAATTCAAACATTAGGTACATGGATTGCTTCGAACTCTGAGCGATTTAAATGGTATATGTTATGGGCAGGTGCAAGTATAGTCCTACTATGGACCCTTTGGTACGGATGGGTCATAAATGCCGGCGACATTTCGTATGGTCGTCTAAATAAAATACCGTATCAACCAGTACAATGGTATCATGCCATTGCTCCATTAATTCTTGTTGTATTAACAAGATTTGGAGTTCCAGTAAGTACAACATTTTTAGTTTTATCTGCTTTTGCTAGTACGGTTGTATTAGAAAAAGTGTTAATGAAATCTGCATTAGGTTATGTAGTTGCGGCGGCCGCGGCATATGTAATTTGGATGGCAGTTGCTAAGTGGTGGGAAACACAAGCAGATATTCCACCTGAACATGATAAATGGTGGCGTGTAGCACAATGGTGTACAACCGGTTGGTTATGGTTTACATGGTTGTCACATGACATGGCAAACATAGCAGTATATCTACCACGGCAAGTTCCTACAGAAGTTATGGTTATAATTAGTGTAATTTTTGTAGCAGGTATGGGATATATGTTTTATGAAAAAGGTGGCCGCATTCAAGAGGTTGTTTTAACAAAAACAAATACAAAATATGTACGCTCAGCAACATTAGTTGATCTTATATATTCACTCATACTTTGGTACTTCAAAGGCTATAACGATATACCAATGAGTACTACTTGGGTATTTGTAGGATTGCTTGCAGGTAGAGAACTTGCATTTGCTACAATTACAGGCAAGTATAAGTTTAAAACAGTATTTCCTTTAATAGGAAAAGACTTCTTTAAAATGATGATAGGCTTGGCCCTATCAGTTGCAATCGTAATGTTAATCCACGGATTTTCAGGATTTGCAAATATGTAACTGCTTAAAAAATAAACAGTAGGTCTTATTTTTTTGTGCGGCTTATTTGTAAGTCGCACATTTTTTCTACAAATGATAAATAGAAACGGATGAGATCAGTCCATGTTACCCTTATAATTTATTATTAAATTTCGCATTTAGCGGGGTCAATTGCTATTGACTAAAATTTCATCCTGTATTAACTACTAATAAAGAAAGGAGATGTTGATGTACTTCAACACATGCTTAATACGATCAGAACAAGATATAATGAGAGAGACTAATAGAGAGTTGTATAAATTTATCAAAACAGAATTCAAACAAAATCCCTACGACGGTATGCATTACTTTTATGCGAATACAAACTCCACACCGTCAATATTCAGCAAAATTAAAAATTGGTTTAAGATATTTAAATTTGATATGAACTTTACACAAAAACAGATTGAGGATTATCTTTCACGTTCAAGAGACCATTATGATCTAGAACAAAGAGAAAGAAATGTCATGAATGGTAATGTGAGGTTCGCATGAAAGAACTAACTATATCATATGTAACAGTAATCTTTTGTGCAATATTGTTACTTTAAAAACGGTTGGAAAATTGAAAAAGAAAGTGTATGTTTTAAACACTCGATAATAAATATTATCCTAACCTAAACTAAATTGGCTCTGGGGGAAGGATTCGAACCTTCACACACACTTAGTTGCCCACGGTGTGCAACATGCAAACAACATGCCATGTCTACCAATTTCATCACCCCAGAGTCAGTTAGTAATTATTAAAAAAGCAACATAAACATTAAGTAATATCAATGTTACTTCAACCACTGTTCTTCCTCTATATGTTGTTTTTCATGCTCCGCTAATTCTGTTTTATCAGTAAAAGTTTCATCACATTCAAAACAACTTACAAAACCATACTCTTGGTAAAAGTCTTGTTGTGTCATTCCATAAGACCTGCTTGTTTCATTCCTGAAATTAAACGTGTCACTCCTATTCCGCCTCCGTACCGAGGTACGAAATCATAAGCTAAAAATTCTTCAAGTTCTGCTTCTACTCTTTCTTTACCAAAGAGATCATACAATAAACCGGCATACCCTCCGTCTGATATTGTATGGAACTGACTTCTCATTTCTTCGACATCAGTTGCTCTTTCTGCACTACCTATTGTTTCCATACCGCCTATAAGTACATCGCATTTATGAGAATATTTTTTCCCATTACTTGTTGTACCTTCGGCTAACTTCATATTCCAAAATGGACTAGTGTATTCTGGAAACTCTGTTAAAAAGAACACATCACCATATTCTTTATAAATTAATCCTTCGTGATATGCAGTTAGTTCGTTATCCGAAGCCGCAAAGTGTCCAGCCATACTGGTATAGTTGCCTCCTGGAAATGCTAAATCGTTGTATGTTGCCCTACCATGATCACATTTAAAACCTAAATGTGTACAAAGATCGCTTTCCATTTTAAGCAAGTCATTGAACTCGCCCGGTGCTTCAAATTCGAACATTGGAAAAATAAGTTCGTGCCTACCTGGAGTCGGATTTGGCTCCTGTCTATAACTCGTACTCAAACAATAAAACCCTTTCGCTCCGGGGTTTGTTAATAGTTCGTATTCGAGCCACATCTGACCTGTTTGAGGTAGTGGCCATATATTGCCGTTGTAATTGTAAGTAGCAACCGTAGTTGGATCCTCACAAGCGGCAAGTATGCTTAATCTATTTTGGGTATGTACTTCTTGAAAACCTAACTCATCGAAAAAGGAACGAAGACGCTTAACCACAGTTGTAAAATCAACAGGGTTAATCAATTGTGTCATAATCCTTTTATACTCCTAACCTAAACTATTCTATTTAGTCAATCGGGTAATAAAACCACCTCTTATATTATATGCATAATAATAAGACGCCATGTACATCTTTTAAGCACAACTAACGAGCAATCCTCGTTAGTTGCGGTTTTTAAAAAAATTATGGTAAATATATCTTGTGAATAATTAAGCATTTTCGGAAGGAAAACTATGGAAAATTACAACGACATTGCTTATATTTTAAACACCTTTCTTTTACTTTTTAGTGGATGTTTAGTAATGCTAATGGCGGCAGGCTTTGCAATGCTAGAATCCGGATTAGTTAGGTCAAAAAATACGACAGCAATATTAACAAAGAATATAGGACTTTACTCATTAGCATGTGTATGTTTTTATATTATAGGTTACCAACTTATGTATGGTAGCATTTCAGATGGAGATCATTCAGGCATGGCTGATTTCTTTTTTCAGGTTGTGTTTGTAGCAACCGCGGCAAGTATAGTTTCTGGTACTATTGCAGAAAGAGCTAAGTTTTGGCCTTTCATGTGTGTAGTGCTTGTTTTAACCGCCTTTATATATCCATTGCAAGGTGCATGGACATGGGGCGGCGGATGGTTATCCGAAATGGGTTTTAGCGATTTTGCAGGATCTACTATTGTGCATTCAGTAGGAGGTTGGTGTGCATTAGCAGGTGCAATACTATTAGGATCTAGAACAGGACGGTATGATAAAGATGGAAAGCCTAATATGATGTCTCCTGCAAACTTACCTTTAGCAACTTTAGGTACATTTATATTATGGTTTGGTTGGTTTGGATTTAATGGTGGTTCCCAATTAGCAATGGGCACAAAAGCAGATGTAAATGCAGTAGCAACCGTAATAGCAAATACAAATATTGCCGCATGTGCAGGTGCTTTAATGGCTATGGCAATGACTTATATATTTTATAAACGTATAGATTTAACGATGGTACTTAATGGTGCTTTAGCAGGACTTGTAAGTATTACCGCAGGACCAGATTATCCTCCTATGTGGATTGCATGTATCATTGGTCTTATCGGTGGTGCATTATGTGTATATGCGGTACCATTATGGGATAAATTAAAAATTGACGATCCTGTAGGTGCATTATCTGTTCATTTAGTAGCAGGTATATGGGGAACATTAGCAGTAGGAATTTTTAAAGAAGATGCTTCTATTGTTACTCAATTATATGGCATTGCAGGTATTGGCAGTTTTGTACTTGTATCAAGTTTTATTGTTTGGGGTGCATTAAAATATACAGTAGGTATTAGGGTATCCGAAGAACAAGAAGAATCAGGGCTAGATTTTGAAGAATTTGGTACTCCGGCTTACTCACTTTCTAAAACATCAGCAATTTGGAAAGGCGAAGTAATTGCCGCTCGAGGAAAATTATTAGCCACTGCAATAAAAATATAAATAAAAAATAAAAAAAGTGCCATTTTTTGGTTGACTTTTAGCGTGTAGATTGTATAATACTTACATGCTGAAACAACAAGGAGACAAAATGGCACGATTTGCATATCCAACAAACACAAAACGTTATCGTGGTTATAATGGTGTTATTCTTAGCATCTTATATAGAGATAGTTGGGAAAGTTTTGATGGTAAAATGGTGCAACGTCACAACTACGGTGTCTTTAATTTAGTTGATTATTGTGATGGTACAAATGCAACAAAAAAGAATGTAATGCAAGCCATTCGTAATTATTCTAAAACATCCGAGTTTAAGCAGTTAATGAATAATGCAGTTTCATTTAAAGTATCAACTAGAACCCCAGGTAAGTATACTTCAGATAAAGTATGGGCCGAATTCAAATCACATTATAACAAATGGAGTATCTAATATGACACAGGATCACATAAACTGTATGCTTAAACTGCAAATCGCAATTAATGCACTTCTTGAACTTAGAAAAGAAGCAACCTCCGGATCATCAGAAATGTGTATCATTGATGCCGCACTTGGTAATATAGGTGTGGAAAAACAATTTATTAATGAGACACCTGGTTACTTGTTTCAATTTCCAACCGAAACAGTAGCAAAAAATTTATTAAAAAAATAAAGGAAAATAATGAAAGTACCTAATACTATATGGAAAATTAGAAAGGGAAAAGATTGGTTTGAAGAATCTGCCTCGGACTATTTTTCTGGTAAGAGAGTTTTAGTAGTGTCTTTGCCGGGTGCATTTACACCTACTTGAAGCGGTATGCAACTTCCAGGTCTGGAAGTGTTATACGATAGTTTTAAAGAAAAAGGAATCGACGAAGTTTACTGCATGTCAGTGAATGATTCTTTTGTTATGAATGCATGGGCAAAAGAACTTGAGATTGAAAATGTCAAGATGATTCCAGATGGAAATGGTCAATTTACGAGAGATATGGACATGTTGGTTCATAAAGCTCATTTAGGATTTGGTTATCGTAGTTGGAGATATGCTATGATTATTAACGATATGGAAATTGAAAAAATGTGGATTGAAGAAGGTAAAAATCAAGTAGGTGCAGATTTTGATCCTTATGAAGTTACAGAACCAGATAATCTTTTAAATTCATTATGATACAATGAGCGAAGGCATAGTCAAAAGAGGACCGTTTGTTTGTACAAGATGTGGCAACGATATGATAGGGTTTGCTTTATCTTTTGCATACGAGGACGGCAGACGTGAATGTGCTCATTGTACTATGGAGGACGGTGATAAACATGTGGCTAAGCAATTTCATCCAGAATGGTCTGAAGAGCAAGTTGCTAGCCATTGTAAAACTTTAAACGAGCATAGGAGAAAAACATTTCCTTTGCCTCATAAACAACACAAATATTGGAGTCAATACAGATGAAGAAATCACATCAATATGTTTTAATCGCAACGGTGCTTTCATTAGCACTATCAATTTATTTGTTCTTTTTTATGGACAGTCCGGATGCTAAACTATATGGCATCTATGTAGGTCTTTGGGTACCTTCTATTTTAGGTGCTTTCAGAGTAATTGAAACCGGTAGAGAAGATACCGAAAATGGGACTGATTGAATTTTTTAATGATCCAAATTCCGCAATCATTTTTGGTTGCGGTATTGGAGTATCCGCAATATTTCTAATTGGCGTAACAAAATCTTTGTACGGACCTAAGAAATGATATTCATGATGATGTTCATCGCCATGATAATCGTGGCGGTGATTTCTTTAACTACTATGGCCTATGCTTTGATATGGCCAAAGAAAAAAATCCAGCACAATAAATGTCACACTGACAACATGAAGATAGAAGATCTTCATGGACACACTGAACCTCATGTATAAAGGAATAACATGGAAAAGTTGTTTGTAGGTTTTAAATTAGTACTAGCATTTGCATTAGTTATGGTTGGGCTTTTTGTATTACAAGAAGTGTATCCGGGTTTGCTCGGTGCAGTTGGTTGTATTGCATTAGGCATGGCAGTTTTTCATTCTTGTCTACCGAAGTATGTCGGATTGGATAGCAAAGCGTGAGACACCAAAAAAAAGATTGGTACAATTCACCCAGTAGGCCTTATTTGGCTGATCATATTGGATCAATTAATATATTATATCCTCCAGGAACAGGAGGAAATTTTTTAACTATACAATTATTAGGTAAAGATAATCAAAAAAATACAATTAATGAATTTAATGTACTGGATCAACATAAAAATCATATTCGATGTCACCATCCGGTTAGATTTTTATATGAAGTAAAACCAAGCATTTATAAACATTGGTTAAGCAAATTTAGTACTAAAAAAAATATTTTAATTCATCCAGGAAAATATAAACAATATGTTTGTGCAGTAGCAGAAATAAAAGGACAATATAAAGAAAAAGAGATAGTATTATCAGAAGACCAATTATTAAAAAAATTTATTACTGATAAAGGAAGAGGTACTAAAAGACCAAATCCGTGGATAAAACTTTTAATTAAACAAAATAAGCACATGTATTTTCTTTCATCACAATTAAGAAAATATAATAAAGATTGTGTATTTGATTTAGATTATGAAAAATTTTTTATAAATGCAGAACATGATAGTATATACGATTTATCAAAATTTTTAAATAAAGACCTTTCTTTTATTAGAGAAAAAATAATAGAATATACAAAAGATAATTTTGATCTACTTAATCCCAACAAATTCATATAAACCAAATTATGTCGGATTGGATTGTAAAGTATAATGCACCAGAAAAAGACTGGCGTAGCACACCTAAGGGGGCTCTTGCTAATAAAAAGAAAGAGCTTCTTAAATGCAATACAATAGAAGAGTTAGACAAAGTATATAAAAACAGATCTGAACTAACTGAGTTTTATAACTTAATGTTGGACAGAATCGAAGTTGATAGTAAACCGCCATTTTAAGGAGACTTATGGCAAAAAATAAACGTGAAAGGCAGGAAGGTGCAATTAAGCGCCTTGAAAAAACTATTGCATTGCATGAAGCAAATGCAAATCTCACAAAACAAATTTTGGAGGACAAGGAGCTCTCCAAAACTTCCGATGAGATTGAGCGTCTCCGGAAGAAAAAGATCGATCGTGCTAAGGCAACGATCGAAAACACCAAAAAGAATTTAAAGGCGTAACAACCTATTTGCCACGGTGGCGGAATTGGTAGACGCCTTGGACTTAAAATCCAATGTTCTTAGGAGCGTGCCGGTTCGAGTCCGGCCCGTGGCACCATACTTAAAAATAGGATATACTTATGGTAATTAGAGGAACTACAAAAATTCCTGTAGGCGGTACAGGATCTACTGAAGAAGCATTAGATGATTTAGCAAAAATGCTTTGGGAATTAGATGGCAAAAAAGGCACTTTAGAACAAGCAGAAAAAGATTGTAGAACTGCACTAGGCATTGCAAGAAAAGAAATAAAAGACGAACTTGGTGTAAAGTTTGTAGAAGAAAAATGAGATTAATTATAAATTATTTTAAAGAAAGTTATGAAACTAGCAAAATCGCATTCTTTTGTGAATTAG